GAATGGATCAAGTTCATTAAAGACTCTCCATATCAGGATTTGGAACAAGGAATCAAAGGATTGGCTGGAGCAATATTGCTGCGCGGTCTAACCCGTGCCGCTACGGCTCTTCCAAATGCAGTTTATGTTACAAACGCAACCGCTGCAAAAATAGAAGCTGGACAATTGAAGGGGCTGGTTGATGCAAAAGGTAAGAGTGTGGTATCCGTCAATGCAACACATTCTCTTCCAGCTGCATATACTTTAAACACAAGTGGTTCTGGATTCCAAGGTGTTCGCAAAGCATATCGCCTCGTTGCAAAGAACATGGATTATCAAGGCGGCAAGGTTGATGTTTATACAGATATTCCAACCAGCGAAAGTAAGCCAGAGGATCGCATAAACAACGTATCAAAAGTATTTGAGCTTATTTTTAAGCGCAAGCCGTCGGGTAATGATCTGGTAAATTTCAGAAGCTATGTAGGCTTACTCAATCTTATGAAGACTCTTCCAAAGGATGTTCAAGTCAAAGCACTCGAACGTGCCAAGGAAGGATTTATTCAATCTGGCTTAGATCCAAAAGAATATGCCCCAATACAAAAGGCGGCTAAAGATACTCTTGGAATATCCATATAATAAACTGCGCGGTATTGTATTATGAACTTTGCCGCATATATATCTTAAAGGTTACATAATATGAAGAAAAATATAGATATTGTCAGCGACTATTTGAACGGCGAGCGCCCTGTGATACAAGTTGGTTATCGCGGTGATATGGACAAATATATCATCAGAAAAGTTGGTGAGCGTTGGACCGACGCCAGAGGTAAAGAATGGGAGCAAAAAGATTACGGTGCTGTTGCGGTCACTAGAGTTTCAGACATCATTCGTGAAGAAATGAATCAAAAATGCGAATGCTGCAATAAAGAAATAAGATGGGGGACCAGACAAGATCGCAAAATGTATTATCGTACCAAGAAATGTCTTGATTGTGTTGTCGAAGAAGAAACACAATTGAAGTTGAAAGGTAAATACAAGCTGTATGAAACTAAAAAACTCATCGAGAATGAATTGTCATATCTAAGCGATGTCCGTCAAAAACTCAAGGAGAGCAAGGATTATCTTGAAAGTGAAGATTCAAAAACTCTTACATGGGCAAACTCCACTGGAATGGTTGAAGAATGGAGCAATGAAGCAAGAGGAGAATTGCTTGAAAATGTCAAAAAAGATTTTGTGACTTGTCTAAAAAAGATAAAGTCGGCAGAAAAGGAGTTGAATAAAGTAAATGCAGAAATTGACAAAGCTATTGCCCCAAGCTGATGTCATATTGGCTATAGCCGAAAGAGTTTCAACGAAGTACCCAAATACCAAGGGTGCGTGTGAAATTATTGCCAGAGATCTTACCAACGAACTGAAAAGCAGAGGAGTAAATGCAAAACACGTTGTTGGAAATTTTACGTTAGATGAACCAGATGCAGAACAATATATGGATTGTGATTGTTGGGATGGGCAGGATGAATATGAAGTAAATCATGATTGGGTAGAAATAGAGGGAAAAATTCTTGATGTGTCCGCCAAACAATTCAGAAAAAGTGTAAGCGATAGTATTTCAAATATTGTTTATATCGGGCGCTCTGATCCATTCAGCAGAAGATATAAATTCTTAAATTATTATGGCGACAACTAAAAATCTCAAGGATGTAATCAGAGAAGAATACATCAAGTGCGCCAAGGATCCAATCTACTTCATGAAGAAGTATGTGAAGATTCAACATCCTACACGTGGTACATTGCCATTCATGACATATCCTTTTCAGGACAACGCGCTTGAAGACTTTGTAAAACACAATCAGAACATCATTTTGAAAAGCCGCCAAATGGGAATTACAACATTGGTAGCAGGATATAGTATTTGGCTGATGACTTTTCACAACGCAAAATCAATATTGTGTCTGAGCATTACACAGGAAACGTCCAAGGCGATTGTTACCAAGGTAAGATTTGCAAATGACAATCTACCAAGTTGGTTGAAGGTTCCCGCCGTAGAAGACAACCGTCTGTCGTTGAAACTAAAGAATGGTTCCGAAATCAAGGCAGCGTCAAGTGCTGGTACGGCTGGTCGTTCGTCTGCTTTGTCGTTGCTAGTGGTTGACGAAGCGGCATTTATTGACAACATTGAAGAAATCTGGCTGTCTTCTCAATACACACTGTCTACTGGTGGTAAAGCAATCATTCTATCCACTCCAAACGGTGTTGGTAATTGGTTTCATAAGATGTGGACAGAGTCGGCAGAAGGACTGAATAGCATGAACAGAATCAGTCTGCCTTGGCATCTTCATCCAGAACGAGATAAAAAATGGAGAGATGAGCAGACAAAGCTTTCTGGAGAAAGAGGCGCAGCGCAGGAATGTGATTGTGAATTCAGTACATCTGGTAATACTGTAATTGAAATTCCAATTCTTGAATGGTATAGCAAGAATCAAGTGACGGACCCAATTGAAAAACGCGGAATGGACAAAGGATATTGGATATTCAAATACCCAGAAGCTGGAAAATCGTATATGGTCAGCGCCGACGTTGCGCGTGGAGATGCATCGGATTATAGCGCAGCACAAATATTGGACATAGAAACAATGGAGCAAGTCGCGGAATATAAAGGAAAATTGCCAACCAAAGAATATGCTCGTGCATTAATAACAATGGCAACAGAATACAACAACGCGCTGCTTGTAATAGAAAATGCCAATGTTGGTTGGGCAGTTATTCAGGAAGTATTGGATAATAGCTACCCGAATTTGTTTTATAGTTCATCAGATCTTCAATATGTTGATGTTGAAAATCAAATTAGTAATAAGCTGAATGCGCAGGAGAAGAAAATGACTCCGGGATTTACTACGTCAAATAAATCCAGACCGCTTCTGATATCAAAACTTGAAAGCTATTTCAGAAACAAGGAAGTTATTGTACATAGCAAAAGATTGGTTGAAGAATTACAGGTTTTTATATGGAAGAGTGGTGCCATATCATCAAAAGCAGAAGCAATGGAAGGATATAACGACGATCTTGTTATGTCGTTGGGAATTGGACTTTGGATAAGAGATGTTGCGCTAAGATTAAGAAAAGATTCAGAAACTATAACAAAAACAATACTCGATAAAATCGGATCAACTTCAAGCGATCAAGTAAAAAGCAATATGCAATCCTTGTATAGAAATACAAATCCATTTGGAACGCAACCAAACCCGTGGCAAATGAAAGTTGGAGGACATGGGTCAAGTAAACAACCAATTGATTTAACGTGGTTATTAAAATGATTATCTTATAAAAATCCCATGAGTATATATTTATACTTTAGGCGCTCATATATATATAATACTTATGGCTGATCAAAAAGACTTATTTAGCAGACTGAAGAAGATGTTCTCTACGGACGTTATTGTTCGTAATGTGGGCGGAAAGAAAATCAAGGTTGTAGATACGGATGAAATACAATACGCAACAGATAGAAACAGTTTGCGCGACCGTTTTAATCGTCTAAGAAGTTCAACATATAATCTTCATAACCGTGACTTGAGCATGGCGTATCAATCAAGTCGCCTTGAATTGTTTAGAGATTATGATGTAATGGACATGGATCCTATTATTGCAAGCGCACTTGACATATACTCCGATGAATGTCTTGTGCCAAGTGAATTTGGCAATGTTCTTACCATCAATTCAAAAAATGAAAACATAAAGCGCATTCTACATAATTTGTTTTATGACATAATGAATGTTGAATTCAATATGTGGAGTTGGACGCGCAACATGTGCAAGTATGGAGATTTCTTTTTGCGTTTGGAAATATCACCAGAATACGGCGTATATCTTGTTCATCCAATCAGTCCATATGAAATTACACGCATAGAAGGTAGCGATCCAAAGAACATCAATTATGTAAAATATCAACATGATGGTATTGGTGGCGGTATGGAATATGAAAATTTTGAAATTGCACACTTCAGACTTTTGAGCGATAGCAATTTTCTACCATATGGAAAATCGATGGTAGAACCAGCACGCCGTGTATGGAAGCAATTGAGCTTGATGGAAGATGCTATGTTAATTCATCGTATCATGCGTGCTCCTGAAAAGAGAATATTCTCCATAGATGTTGGTAATATTCCTCCCGCAGACATTGACACAGCAATGGCGAAAATCATCAATCAAGTGAAGAAAGTTCCATATATTGATGAAAAGACCGGTGATTATAATCTTAGATTCAATCTGAACAACATGATTGAGGATTTTTACCTGCCTGTGCGTGGCAGTGACAGTGGAACAAAGATTGATACATTACCGGGAATGGAATTTACTGGAATAGACGATCTTGAGTATATTAGAAACAAGATGATGGCAGCGCTCAAGATTCCAAAGGCATTTCTTGGATATGAAGAAGGACTAAGTGGAAAAGCAACACTTGCCGCTGAAGATGTAAGATTTGCTCGTACTATCGGACGTATTCAGCGTATTCTTATTTCAGAGCTAACAAAGATTGCTATTGTTCACTTGTATGTACAAGGATACCAAGATGCATCTCTTGTTGACTTTGAATTGGAACTAAGCAATCCAAGCACAATTTTTGAACAGGAGAAGTTGGAAATTTGGCAAACCAAAGTCAATCTTGCGGCTGATATGAAAGAAAGCAATATGTTCAGTAAGACTTGGATGTACAACAATATATTCAACATGTCTGACGCAGACATTGAAACATTGCAAAATGAAGTTGTTGGAGACAAAAAAGAAGAATGGAGATTGCAACAAATTACTGATGAGGGCAGCGATCCTGCATTTGCAAGTGGTGGACGGGGTGGAGGAGGTGAAGGCGCGGCACCTGAACTTGGTGGTGGAGGAGAAGGTGCTGTACCTGAACTTGGGGGTGGTGAAGCTGGTGGAGACGCGGGTACTGAATTACCACCACTTGAAGAAGAAAAGCGAGCCGACGAAGATATTATTGATGAAGAAACAAGAAAAGATCGTGAACGCGGCAACCGAGATCAAACAGGAAACAAGGAAAAATATACATCTTCTCATACCAAGAACTTTGGAGAAGACCCTCTTGGCAATAAAGAGAACAAAGAAAAATCAAAAACAGAACGCAGAACTCGTCATATATACAGAAGCACTGGATTATCTTTGGAAGAAGACTTGAAGAATATAAAAAACTCCTTGAAGAACAAACATATCAATAAGCAAAAAAAGGTGCTTATGGAGGAAAAATCAATAATGGATGAATCTAATATCATTGAAGAGGATAAACCACTCTAAAATTTGAGTTTTTATCATCCATGCTCATATTTATAAATAATAAAATTGTATGAAGAAGCTGAAACACTCTAAGTATAAGAATGCTGGAATACTATTCGAATTGTTGGTGCGTCAAGTCACCGCCGACATTCTTAACGGTCAAGAGGATTCCAAGGCAAATGGTATTCTTCGCAAATATTTCAGCGAATCAACAGAGCTTGGTAAAGAAAATAGATTGTATAGAATCATTTTGGAAGAAAAAGCAAAGGACACATCATCGGCTGATAGACTTCTTGAAACAATATTGCGCACCAGAAAAAAGCTTGATGAAAAAACACTTAATCTTCAAAAATACAATTTGGTGAAAGAGATCAGTGAAAATTACCCAATCGAAGACTTTTTAAAAGGCAGCATCAATAATTACAAACTCCTTGCCAGCATATACAAGGTGTTTGATGAAAATGTGAACGAAGTTGCGTGTGATCCTCGTGAAATATTTCAGGCTCGCAGTTGCATTGTTGAAAGCATTATATCAAACAAGATTCCTACTCGTCTTGTAAGCGAAGATGAAAAGAAGGATCTTATCAAGGTATATCAGCAGCAAAATGAAGATGTTCGTTTGCTTGCTTATAAGTTGCTTGTTGATTCATTCAATGAAAAGTACAAGGGACTGGATGAAAGGCAGAAGGTTCTTATACGCGAATATATCAACAATGTAAGCAACACCAATTCACTTCGTGAATATATTAATGCCGAAGTTCCATTAGTTCGTGCGCAGATTATAGAACTAAAGAACAGGGTTGATAATGATGTCATCAAGATCAAGCTTGATGAAACACTAAATCAATTGGACAAGATTACCAAAGGAACGTTGGTGAAGGAAAATCAGATCATGGCAATGTTGTTGAGCTATGAATTAATTAAGGAACTTAAAAACCTGAAATAACATATGAAAAAATCCGAACTAAAAGCACTAATCA